ATAATTGGTAGCATTGATTTTAAACCGTCCCACACCTTACCGTAACGTCCTACGCTTCTTTGATTTCTGTTTGTCGCTTCTTCTGCTTTTCCGATTTCTTTTGACAGTTTGTTTATTTCGGATGCCGCTGCCTTTGTTCGTGTTCCTGACCTATCATATTCAGCGGTTAATTCTTTTAACTTTAGGCGCATCTTGACCAGTGAACCTTCCTCGGCTTGATTTGCTTTGAGTTTGTCTTTTAATGCCTGTGTTTTTTGTTGTAATAATAATTTCCCCTTTTGCAAAATTATATTGCTTTTTTCTTCAACTACCAGATTTTTAACGAGTATATTTTTTTGTTGTTCTTTAATTTTTATTCTTTCTTTTTCAATCCCCGTCAATTGATACTCTGTCTGAACCATTTTTTTGCTGACTTGATCCAGATACCTTGTTAAACTTTGCGCCTGTTTTTGAGCATTTTGAAGTTGAGAAAAAGATATGTTTTGATCTTTTAATATTGCAATTAGATTTTCTGTTGTTTTAGTGTAAGCAATTAACTGGTCGTCAGTTTCTTTTATTGCGTTGCCAACTTCAACAACTTGCTTTGCCGCATCTTCCGGGAAAATATAACCAACCTCTGCCATTATGATTTTTCTCTATTTAATTTCGCGTTCGCTTCATCCCTTATTATCGCAAATTCAGGGATTGTCAAATCAACATTTACCGTCTGATTTAGGTAACTGAAAACCCCGAGTACGACTTGCATTAAATAAACCTTTCCCGGTTCTGCAATTGCCTTTTCAAAATTCTCGTTGTACTTGTCTTTCCTAAATTCCAATTTAGTTACAACAGTTGCTAAATCTTCTAATGTTTTAATTTCAATCCCTGTGAAGTACTTTATATTTTCAATGTATATTTTTAGGTTAGCATCTGTTAATTTTATCTTTCGTCTGTAATACCTTTTTAATTCAGGTTTGAAAATATTGATTTGTGACCCTAAATTTAAAAGGTTGAATAATCCCATTACATTCGCCTGGATAGCGTTTATTTTTGCAAGTGATTCAACTTTCCATCTTAACTTGTAAGTGTCGTTTTCTTCTGCATTAAGTAGTTTATTTGCTTTCTCGATTTCTTTGTAAATCAATCGCGAAACCAGAAATACAGGAACAAACCACCACCTAACCAAATGTCCTATTTTACCGGACTGTTCAATCTGGTTGTAATCGCGAATTGTTATCTGATAGTATTTCTTTATCATTTTAAAACTTCTGATTGATATTTTCTACTGAACGCTTCTAATGTGATTTCTTTTGCTTCTGTTTGATTTGACGGTGCAATTCCAAACATCCTTGCTCCAACCCTTGCAAGTAATTTACCAAGTTTCCAGTCACTTGATGAAATTGCGTAAACAGGATATTTAACCGAAATTTTTAACTTCTTTTGAAAATCGCCGGTATCGAATAAATTGAAATAAGTCAGTCCTTTTATTGATTTCCATTTGCTTGAATATTCGGGTAAATTTTCATCATTTGAATCTACCTGTCTCTCTTTCATTTGTTCCCGGTTTAAATCCAATACTCCTGCCTCTGCAAATAAAATACTTTCCTCAATCTTTTGATTAATTGACTGAATAAAAACATCTGATTTAATCCTGAGTTCGTGCAATTTCATAATAAGAAGTTGAAAAAAAAGGGGCGTTTTAATTCCCCTTTTTAGTTTTTACAGGAACTTTTATACCGAATATCTTTGCAGCTTCTTCGGCTGTTAATCCTACCCTGTCAACTTCGCCGTAATTCCAAAACTTTTTAAAGTTTGGCCATGTCAACGATTTCAACCGGTCGTTATAGTTTATCTTTCCTATTTGCATCACGCAACCGGATTAAACGATTACTGTCAAAGGCTGCGTTAAATAGGTGTAATTTGTAGCATCATCGTTTGCACCCCGGATAATAACATCATCCGTCAAATTTGCCGGTATTCCGCTTGCATCCTTTTTGATTGTCAAAGTGTATAATCCTAATGCCGCGCTGGTTGCTGTTACCGCCGTAACTTCAACATCCAAATCAACGTTTGAATTAAGCACTTCCCATTTCGCTGTCGTCGTTAATTCTGCGTAAGGTGATTTGCTTTGATTTCTTTTTGTAACCTTTACCACTACATCTCCGGCGGTATATGCCGTTACAACTTCAACCTGCAAACCAACAGGAATAGAATCAATCAATTCAGTGACACTAAATGCCGGAACTACCGTCGTGCTTGCAACCTTCCATTCATTCACGTCAGTAAATGAGATGGTAAACGGGTAACTTTCTTGAAGATTGTCTGCCATTGGCGCGTTGTATTGAACGAACAATTTGCCCCTGTAACCTTTCAGTTTTCCGTTTGCAAGTGCGGTGCCTTCCAACAAGCCGTCTTTCATTACTAACCAGAAATCAAATTCCTGATTATCGGCTCCAAAAAAGGTTTTGTAATCTTCATAAGAAAGATAGCCAAATCCCTTAATTGCCGGCGCGGCATCATTTGTTTTTTCCATGAATCCCAGGTTTGAAGTTGTGATTTCAGGCTCCGCGCTGTTGTTCTGGTAACCCCTGTCAAACGGAATGTAAATTGCTTTAATCCCGGCTGACTTTGCTGCCATCAATGTCAAGTAAGTAGCAAGTAGTTTGCTTTCTGAAACTGTTTTGCTGTTACCCTTTTCCACCAATATAACTCCCATCACACGCTCACGAAACGATTTGCACGCTCCTATGCCGGACGGGTAAAATGTTGAGCAACTCATATTTTTAATTTTTTAAATGTTAAACACATCTTTTATTTATTTCTAAATTTTCAAATTTAATCTCAATTGCATCCAGCGTGTCAAATAGTACATTTTTGTTTTTCTGAAATCCAAGGCTTTCACCCCACAGTAAATGTTCTGCTAATGTGAATTTAATTTCACCAATCCCGGAAACGAAATTATTATAATGCAAATAGTATTTTAACATTTCGTTAATCGGGTGCAATACTTGAACAAAATTAGCATCGTACCTTTCAACACTTGAATAATCCATTGACGTAAAATTGCAAATAAAGAATCTCGGATTCACGGTGTAACTGTGTGAATTGTTCCAACGTTGCTGGCTTTCCCCGGCTTCCCAAACCAACCAAACAAGCGGGTATTTTTCGCCGTCAATCTGGTCTTTAATTCCAATCTTCTTAACTAATTCCATATATGTACCAAATTCATAATATGGTTTCAAATTATTAACCAAATCATATTTAGCCCTGACCTCTGCCAGAACGTCCATAACGATATACGGAAACAATTTAAAATCTTCATTCATAGCATAAATGGATTAATCGGTTTTAATGGTGTGAAAATCCAATCCGGGAAATCAGCCACATTTGCAACTATGTAATTATAAGCCGATGGTAAATTGTCATACACTGAATCTGATGTTGGTTGAATGATTTTTACATCGTAACCATTCCAACAATATGGAATGAATCCATACAGTTCAATCATACGGTTCCAAGCGTTAATCATTTTCCAAAGTGGAGTAGTTGTTTCGGCTGCTTCTGCTTTTGGCTTCACAACGTTAACGCCTGAACTTTTTGAAAATGTTCTTTCGAAGTACTTATAAAAAACATAATATGCAATCAGTGACTCCTTATCTGTATTTTTCAATCCTTCCCACTTTTGCAATTGAGTAATACCGTCAAATGTAAATTCAAATTCAGCACCATTAATAAGTGATAAATAAGGTTCTACCGTTGGAGTTGCAATCATATCTTTGTATGTTTTGTACCCCAAAAGAGCAATCAATATTTCTTTTTCGTAACGTGTAATAGCTTCCGTTATATCGGTTGCCAAATCAGTTTTGTTCGTTAAAAGAATTTCACCTTTAAAATATGTGCTGTCAATGATATTAGCCATTTGACGGTATGATTAATTATATTTTGCGTAAACGTAAACTTTCGGAATAGTAACCGCCGTCCCTGTTTGCGCAACAGTCAATTTTAGATAAGGATAATTATAGTCATTCAGTGTAATTACTTCCGTATCCATTGCATCCTCAGTTACCGAAGCAATCGTAATTGTGTCAATATTTGCGTAATTGACACCATCTATTGAACCTGCCGCGATTAACGTTCCACTTGAAGAACCTGAAACAAAATCGGTATAAAGTTTCACGTTAATGTGCATGACCTGCGATGTTTTTAGCCTAAAAACAAAACTGTCATTGTCGGCATCTGTCAAAGTATTAAGCGATACTACTTTGTAGTAAGCACCTGAAATAGTTGCATCAGGCGTTACCACTGTCGGATTTGTTTGCCCCATCGAAACGAACGCAAACATGATAATCGAAAATAACAAAATAATCTTTTTCATATTTTTACTTTTTTAAAATTACACTACCTTTTTTAATCAGCGTTGCAGCCAATTGAGCGGATAACAGATACTCGTTTCCGGGTTTCAGATATTTTGCTGAATCGGTTGCAATTACAGCAACCAAACCAGTCAATTTAACCGGTTCAGTCTTTGTAATAACGCTTTTAGTTGTTAGCTTTTTCGCCATTGGTTATACTCCTTGTTTTAATGCCTCCAATACGGTGGCCACTGTCAACTTAACCCAACCATTTTTCGAAAGTGTTGGTAATTTCAAATTTGAAAATACTTCACCTACAATGGTTTCTTCATTTTCAATGAACTGGTTCCCGTACACTCCCCGGCGCAAAATAAATGCTGAGTGCTGTTCCTGAACAATACCAGTAGTCCCGATTACGATTGTACCGGCGGTTATGTTGTTTGAAACAAATGGACGTAAACCACCAAATGCAACTTCCAAAGGAAGATATGCAATATTGCCATCAACGTTCTGATGAACCATTGCCTTTGCAGCATCTGACGGGTTAATCATTACGATATCAGCATCATAATAATTGTTAGCCACGTGAAGTTTTCCGGCCTCAATTACTTGAGCAATACCAGGCGCTACATAAAAACCATCAAGTCCGGTTGAAGTGTAATCCGGCGCCCATGCTAACAGTGCGGTTTGAGTTGCATTATTCCAAACCCTCAATACATCCTGCTCGAACATATTCACTATTTCCAAAAACAACTGGTCAAAGTCCATTTCCATTTCCATAGTGAACTCGATACGACCGGCATATTTTGTTCTGCTTGAATATTTCCATTCAAATGCTTTGTCGGTAAGCGGTTTGGCTGCACCTTCACTAACTGCGGTGGGGACTCCGTCTGATACGGCTTTCTGTTCTTTCCAATTCCAACGTTCAGGAACTTTGCCAACTTGACGGCCACCGATTGCATCAATGATAAAATTAGCCGGGTACTTGATGACGGTCAATTCCATGTCATCAAAGAAGTTCGGGTTATTGTTCGCTGTCGCTCCGGTAACCATTGTTGAAGTGGTCATCATTGCGCTGGCTGCACGTTTGGCTTTAAATTCAATCTGCCAGTTCTGATTCGTTCCCCTTGCCCGGGTAATTTCGTCTTTGTGGTCTTCCAATAGTTGACGAAGTTTGAATTTATCGTTTTCAGATAAATTACGTTTTGTCTTCGCTTCCACTTCATCAATTTTTCCGGCTAATGCCCGAATAACATCAGCGGCTGATTTGCCACCATCAAAAGTTCCTAACATTGCTGTTAAGTCCTCAATTTCCTTCTTCCGGGTCACCGTGTCAGCCTGAAAAGCTTGTTCAATAGCTTCACCCATTGAACCCAGAAAAGAAACTTCTTGCTCTGTCAGGTCTTTTGTAGATTTAGACCTTACAATTTTCAAAAAATCTTCTTTTTTCATTTTAAAACTTTTTAATTAATGAATTAATAAAACTATCGCTCTCAGGCTTATTTGATTTCTCTATTTGAGATTTCAATGCCCGCTTAACTTCTATTTGTGCTGATATATCATTTGGCACCGGGGCAAAACTTAGACTTTCCGGCTCCCACAAATCAGCATAATAAACCGGGACTTTGCCATTTTCCCTTGTAATTGAATAGTTGTTAACGCTTCCTTCAATCGAAACGGTTTTAACTATTCCATTTTTTACGTCAGACCTTAACGCCTCATCAGCCCTTGCGCCAAACCTTCCACGAACAACTAACCCGCGTTCGGTAAATTCGTAACCAACTGTAATGCCTAAAATATTCCTTGCTGAATTATCGTATGGATGATTGTCGAATAATGGCAATCCAGAATCTAACCGTGATTTACTTACATTTTTCTCTGTTGCCCTGAGTACTTGCATGAAGTACTCGTCATTTTCCCATGAATAACGTAATTGTCCATTTTCTGATGGGACTGCGATCGCTTCAAAGTCAAATTCTGAATTATCAGAAACAGAACTGATTAACGCCCTGCAAATATGCCTGTCATCTTTAATATTTTCCATAATTGTTAAATATTTCTGTAATTACCTGATTTATATCAATTTCGGGGTTTAATTGTTTCATTTTTTCTAAGTTTGTTAACTGTTTTGCGATTAAGTCCTGATTAGTCGATTCATTTTGTGTTAATGACGAAACATTTGAAGCATCAAAACCAATTTTTACGTTTCCAGTTATCCCAAACATTTTTGTTAAATTCTGACAAACAGTTGCGGCCATTGACAATAGACCATTTTCCCAGACGTTGCGTTCTGCATTTTCCTGATTATCATATGTACTTTGGTCTTTCCTCGGAACCAAAACAGGCGGGATTTGAAACACGGATGCAATCTTTATTGAATCTTCCAATGTTTCTTCAAATGGCATAAGCTCATTAATCGTTGCCAATGTTTTTACAAACTCAATTGGAACACCTGATACTCCCCAAAGATTTCGGCGGCCTGTAATTCCATTGCGTTCGTTTATGTCTTTTAAAATCTGTTCTCTTTTATTGGCCCCGGCAATTACCGCCTCTAAATCGCTGTTTGTGTTCGCGGTTGCTTTGTGTGCCAAATATCCGGCTGCTCCGTTGTTTGCGTAAACATTATATCTGGCAGAATAAACTGCCAATAAAGTATCTATTGATTTATTTGCTTTCCAAAGTAACCCTTCTGAAAATATAACTGAATTACCCCTGCGTTTCATTCCGACATTGTGGATCCTTAACCTGTCAATTTGTAAATCCTGCCTTAATCCACTGCCTTGTAAATATTGCGCCTTTTTAATTAATTCTTTTAACGATGAAATATTAAGGATATTAATATTTGCATGTTCTCCAATCTCAACTAAATTCGGTTGTAAAACGTCCCATCTTTCAATCGTGTTTGGAGAAATAGTTTTGTAAAGTGAAGGAACTTGTAAATAATTTATTGCGTTACCATCCGACAATAAACTAAAAACATAATTATAAACTAAATCAGAAAAAGAAAACAGCGGGTTAATTTCATCGCTTATTAATCTGTTTAATTCCGAACTTGCAACTTCACGGCCCGACTTATTTTCGATAATAAATATAAGTTTTGAAATCCTGTCAGCATAAAAATCAATCGGGAAAAATATTTCTGGAACTGAATTTGAAAGTAAAAAAGCATTTTTTGAAGTTAGTTTTTCAGGGATGACAATATTTCCAATATTTTTAATCTGGTAATCAGAATCGTAGTCATACACTTCAACTCCCCGTTTCCCAAACCAATTTAATATATTGGAAATGCTCATTTATGCTTCTTTTGTATTTACTGTTGCAGAACCCGCATTACCTGCCGCCCCTGGAGTTAATTTTACTTTAATACTGGCAGAATTAATGCTTGCAAGATTAATACTAACAGAATCATTACCAATGATTTTATGCTTAATTTCTGTTACGTAATCTCCGGCTAAAAGTGGGCAGTAGTTTGTGCCATCATTAGTTAGGTATGACTGAATTACAAACTCATCATCCCCGGCCCCGGTTATCTCTGTTTGAATCCTTAATAGTGAAGGGTCTGAGGTTACGGCTGTTGAGGTAATTTCGCCAGTGGCTAATGAAACATTATTAATTATCGTTGCCATGTTTTTTTTACAAAGTTATAGATTTTTTTTATTAAACAAATATTTAATTTTAAATATTTATCATAGACAAAATCTAACAGTAAAAAAAGGCATAAAAAAACCGGGATGTTACTCCCGGCTTTCCAAATTCTTCAACCACTTTGAAATGTGGCTTTTTATACTGATTCTAAATAATGTAACGGTTTTTATACCTGTTTTGCCGGTTTTTGTTTGTTTCTCCGATGGTGTCCGGTTAATATTCCGTTACTACTGGCCATATATAGTTTTATGATACTTTAATTTAATAATGTTTGCCGCCAAACAAGCCGAATCAATTGCATCAATCTTGTGTTTGTTTACATTATTTTCATTTGATTTCACGTACCCGGTTAAATCATTAATGTAATTGTGATATTCTGGGTTGCTTTTGTAATTGATATCGAAAACAAAAAACTTTTTCACAAACTCATAATGACTGATTATCCGGGTTTCCTTTTGTATTGAACTGTGAAACGGTGCATAACCTACATTTGCCGGGAGTGCTTTTTTAATCAGCAAAGCGGCTGCCAAACCTACCCCATTCGATTCAATAAAAAACGATTCTATTCCGTGCTCAATTATCTTCAATGGTATTCTCTCGGCATTGGCCTCGATTCCAGACGTGGAATGAATAACATCTTTCACGAAGCAAACCAATCGCCCGTCAATTTCAGCAACATGAATAAATGGATTTGAATATTTGTCCCCGCCCTTGTCTGCAGGGTCACTGATTGCAAACCTGAAAATAATACACTCGTTCGGTATCTTTGATAAGTCCTGAAACTTCAATTGTGACTTTGGAAGCAAAACCCCTTCTGGTTCAGTAATCCATCCGCCTAAAACAATGTTTTCATATTCGGTCGGGTCTTCGTTTTTCATGCGTTCGTAATCCCTGAGAATGTTGCCCGGCATTTTTTCAAGTGTCGAATCTAAATAACTGGTGTGTATATACATAACATTGTCAACTATGCAATTATTACCACCTTCCAGGCCTTTCTTTTCAAAAAACTCGTAAAATATCCAATGGTCTTTTGTTGTCGGATTAAGGATGAGGATTGATAGGTTTTGCTTTTTAGTATCACGGACAGAATAAAATATTTTTTTGAATGTTTTAAAGTTTGGAAGCTCTTCGGCTTCGTCGTTTATAAAACAGTTGAATCCTGAAAATCCCTTTAAATTTGCTGATTGCTGTTTTGAACCGGGTTTAATCCCTTTGAATGATATTCGGTTTCCTCTGTGTTCGATGTGTGTTTGAGTATCAATTAAAGTACCTTCCAATCCAAGTAGTTCTATCTTGTCGCTGACTTCTGGTTTGATTGAATCAATTATGCTGCTATTTGTGTATCTGGTGTAAAGTATATTCCATTTAAAATAAGCCAAAGCAGTATTTGCAAATATTGAAACGGTATATGATTTCAGTGAGTACCGGCCCCCGGTGATTATTACAGTGTCAACTTCCGGGTGAAGTCCCTGCAATATCTCAAATAGAGGTTCAAATTTAATTGAAATATCAATATCATTTTTCATTCAGGTTTTTGAAATTAAATATTGGGGGAGTTAAATCTCTGCCGTTGGCCCCGGTTAATTCTGTGTAGTTCTGATTCAATAAACGATGTTCTTCGGTATCACAAAGTAATCTCATTGCAGCAATTTGTAAAGTCGGGTTTTCAGATTTAACCCATTTAGCCAACATGGAAGTAACTCCTTTACGCTTATTTAAGTTTAATGCTTCTTTTATGCTGTCTAATTTGTCAAGTTCTTGATTGTAAGCTGTTGCCCTGCTGCAACCTTTATAATAGACAAAAATATCTTTGAAAGTAAAAACGGCGTGTTTTTCTATCACTTCCAAAATCTTTATTTCGTGGTATTGTGGTTTCATTTTATTTTATCTAAAATTTCAGTTTTAATAGTTTCGGCAATTGCTTTCATCATTAATGGTGGAACGGCACGCCCAAAACCTTCAACTTTTTCAGCGTATGTTTTACCTGTTGTTTTCCAATCTTGCGGAAAACTTGCAATTGCTTTGCATTCATTTACTGTAAATTTCCTGTTATCCCAATGACAAACGGAACCTGCGGAGCTGCTTCCGTTTGTCGCTGTTAATGTTCGGCAAGGTTTAAATGGTGATTCTTTAAAAAGTGATAAATATTTATTGCTTTTCCCGTATTGCGGCATTTTTTTTAATTCTGAATAAATTGCAAATCGACTTATGTCAACTTCTTTTAAATCGCTTTCTGAATTAACAACAGATTTAAACGCCTCTGATAAACTTACTGTCTTTTCATTCGCTTTCGGGTAAACTGCTTCAATTCCTAAATCAGAACGAACACCAATAAATATAATCCTTTGCCTGATTTGTGGAACTCCATAATTTGCAGCGTTTAATAATTTCGCTTTTACGTTATAACCGCATTCTTTCATTTCACGAAAAAAGATATTAAACATTCCTTTTGAATCGCCTTTTATCAATCCTGAAACGTTTTCAGCAACAAATACTTTTGGCTGCATTGCGTTTATAAACCTAATATATTCATAAAACAAATCATCTGTTGTTTGTACTCTGTTACCGTATTTTTTTGCTTTTCCCCACCCATCTGAAATACTTCCGGCTGTTGAAAAAGAACTGCAAGGCGGCGAACCGTCTAAAATATCCAATTCACCTACTTTTAAGCCTGTATCTTCAAGTATTTTAAGCGGGTCAAGTGTTCTTATATCTTGCTGATAAACTTTCGTATTCGGGTAATTTAAATGATAATTTGCCGCCTGATAATCCAAAAATTCAACTGCTGACAATACTTCAAAACCGGCCATTTTGTAACCCGTTGAACTTCCGCCAATACCTGAGAATGTTGAAATTACTTTATACATAACCATCCTTTAAATTGAAGTGATTGGAAAAACGGCTCAATATAAGAAAATCCAATTTTAGACAATATTTTTTTAATTTCGGTATCTGTATTGTTTTTCATTATATACCTTAAATCGTGCTGTTTGTTTAAAATATCTTCTTTGCTAAAATTCTGCTCTTTAAAATCATAATAGCTGAATGTAAAGATGTCCTGTATCCTTCCGGTTTCGCTAAATATTTTTTCAGTTAAAATCATTGCGCCGCCTGTCAAAAGTGAATCATAAATTCTTTTTAATAAAGCTATTTTTTTTGAAGTTGGTAAAAATTGCAAAGTGAAAATTAACAATATCAAACTGGCATTTGGAAAAGTTAAATTTTCATCTGTAATATCAACATTAACAATATGATAGTCTTTTGTGTTTCGGCTTTCTTTAATTAGATTTTCAGAACTGTCATAACCAATGAATTTAACGTTTTCAACTTTGTTTTTAAAAAGCAATAGTTTTAAACCTAATCCAGTTGAACAACCTAAATCGTAAACGTTTGTATTTTTCACAATGAAGTAAGATGAAAGCGAATTAATTAACTCCCAAATATGTTTATAATTCGGAATTGATAATTCAATGTGAGAATCAAAATCGTTTATTGTATCAAAACTAAAATTCGAAACCGCATTTTGGGCATTTTCGTTCTGTTTCAATTTCATCGTTTATTTCTTTTTCGTCAAATACTTTATTCTGATTTTCCCAAACAGGTAAATCCAAACCCCATTCAGAAAGTAAGTCGCTGTCCCATTCATTCGCCAACTGGTCAAAGTCCCATTCACCAAAACCAACATTATCTTTTATTACAAATTCCTGCCATTGTTCCGTAGTTAGGTCTTTCCCCTGCTTTACATACGTTTCCGGCACTTCTTTTACTCCCATGTGCAAAAGTGCCTTAAATCGCATATTACCGCCCTGGATGACGTTATTTTCATCAACTACAATCGGGCGAAGTTCCATCATTTGCGGGAATGTTTCTAAAGATTTTACCAGCTTCAAAAACTTATCATCTTTGATTAATCGCGGGTTTTTTGGATTCGTCTTTAATGAAGATAATTTTATCATATCTGCAAAATTACAAATTTTTCAATTCAAAACAAAATTAAGCGGATGTCGGTATGGTGGCCGGAAATTCAGCCGCTTGCCATTACAGAAATTTGTATTTTTAATCTTTCAAGTTTTAACAGCCGGGCGGCTTTGGTAGGCCAATTTACCCGGCTGAATTTAAATCAAAACTTATTCAAACATTTTTAATTGGAGTTTGCTTTCTTCCGCATTTCGCACGTTTTTTACAGCGGTTTCGAAATAAGAATCTTTCAACTCAATTCCGATTCCGTTACGTTTATTCTGAACTGCCTTATAAATCTCTGAACCAATCCCCAAAAACGGCGTAAATACAACGTCACCAACATTCGACCACATATTAATACAACGGTGAATTACTTCTAATTGTAGCGGTGCTATATGTTTTTCGTCTCCCATGTCGGTTCCCTCTTTGTTATTTAACACATCGGTTCTCTTAATGTCAAACCAAACATCTGAGTACCAATCGCGCGGCAAACCTTCATTGCATTGGTTTTGAATCCTGAATAATTCAGATTTCATAAATAGAATTGTTTCAATCAATTCCGGCTTATTGTAATTTGAAAGGTTTTCCTTAAATACCGGACTTGCCCACTCTTGCCATGTATCAAGTTTAAAATTCTCCTTTGTAATATTGGTAATTGGTTCCCATGTCGTTTCGTCCGAATCATCCCACTTTTTGAAAACTGTGATATATTCAGCCATCCCGATTCCTGTTTTACTGGAATCGCTGGTAATCTGTTTATACAGCAATCTTTGTGTTTTTGTACGTTGCATTTCCAAAACAGGGTCAGTCCAAATAGTGATTTTCGAATGGAGTTTAAATCCGGCATCTAAAACGGCCCTGGTGTGTTCGGCTGTAAAATCATATTGCCCGGTATAACCAGAACTATTTTTATACACTCCTAAGTCTTTTGTATGGCAACAAATCAGCCTCCCGGGTTTTAAAATCCTATAAATATCCTTTAGTAGAAAGGCATATTGTTTAAAAAACTCCTCATGGTTTTCATTGTTACCCATGTCATGAATGTAGTTTGAATAAGTAAACAATGAACTGAATGGTGGTGACCAAATACCAAAACCAACTGAATTATCTGGTATTGTTTTTATCTCAATACACGAATCTCCTTTTATTAATAAGGCATTATTAAGTTTTACTTCTTTTCGCTCATATTCGTTTAACAGCCCGTAAACATTTGTATTTATGTTTCGGTTCATTTCCTCTTGCATTTCTTTGAATTGCTTTTCTTTTTTCTCAATTGTTTTTACAACGTTTTCCATAGTATCTGTTTTTATTAAGTGAATATTTACATTCGAATTTTGTCCGAAGCGATATGACCGCCGGACCTGTTGATAGAATGATTCAAAACTAAAATCAAGTGAAGGAAATATCTGAGTTGAACAGTTTTGGAAGTTCATTCCGAATTGTGCAATTTTAGCCTTTGTAATTAAAATTCTAAACTCGTTTTTTGCGAATCCTAAAAGTGTTTTTTCTTTAAATTCAACTGAATCGTTTCCTTTTACCTCTTTGCAATCTGTCAGATTTTTACGTAACCATTCGCCTTCTTCATTCTGTTTTACCCAAATTAATATTTGTCCTGGCGTTTCATTGCAAATTTGTACTGTTTTTTGAAGTCTTTTTTCTTTAGTTAACCTTAGTTCAGCATTGAAGTTGGTAGCATTTACGTGGCCTTCATTGAATAGTCGTCCGGTTCCAATTTTTAATTCGGTTACTATTTCATGTTCGATAAATTCAAGTTTCGGTAAAATAAACCGTTTTCCAGTTTCACAAAAACCCATATCGCATGGATTAACAAGCATCGTACTCCAGCTACTTATCCATCCATAAAAATCCTTTTTTGCATGACCTTTCAAACGGTAATTGTTCATTCCTTCATCCCTTACAAACCATTTTGAACGCATGTCCTGAGCGTCTAAAATGTTCAAAAATTCAGAATGATTCCCGATTTCATTCAGGTCATTTGGTGAAGGCGTTGCAGTGCAGGCTAATTTATAAGGAGTTAATTTAAACTTTTCAATAATCAAGTTTTTATATACTCCGGTAAAATTTTTCAGAATTGAACTTTCGTCTAAAACTATTCCTGAAAATAAAGTACAATCAATATTTTCAATCTGTTCATAATTTGAGATGTAAATTTCAGTTTCAGTTTGATTTTTGTACTTTTTAATTTTAGTGTTGAATTTTATTCCTTCCTGAATTGTTTGCGCTGCAACTGCCAAAGGGCAAAGTATTAAAACAGGCTTATTTGTTTTAATCATTACTTGTTTTGCCCAGTCCAATTGCATAGGTGTTTTGCCTAGTCCGCAATCTGCAAATATTGCGAACTTACCCGACTTTAAAGCACGTTTTACAATGTGTTTTTGAAAGTCGAATAACATCGGATTAAGTTTTGAATCCTGAACATCAAATCCTGACTGGATTACTCTTCTCTGTTTTGATTTTAAAAACTCTTCATAATTCATTTTGTTTTGATTTAAATTAATACTTAAAATTAATACTTAAAATTAATATTTTGTTTTTACTTATATATTTATTTTGATAGTAGCCAATTACGGCAGCAACCTGACAAATCCTTCATTGTTCAGATTTTTATTAGCATTTATGCTATCCAAATAATCGTCAATTGCAAGTTCTTTAAATTGCTGCAATACAATTAATGGTTCTTTTTCTGGCGACAAATCAATCCATGACTCAACTGAAAAATTTCTATTACCTAATCTTTGATTTGCAAAAATATGCCCTACAAATAAATTAGCTTCTACCATTACTTCGTTTGTTTTTTTTAGTATTTGAGCTAAATCAAAATCAAATTCTTTTTTTTCTACTTCGGATAATGATAATAAGTTTTGTTTTGATTCATCATTTCCGAAAGACAAATAACCTGTATTATTCATATTTGTAAAAATTAACTGGCTATAGCGGTAATACAACATTGCCTTTTTCTTCGTTGATACTTTTTCCGCTTTCTGCGTAATCCAACTCCTTTTGCTTTGCAATTGCATAAGTTAAGCAAATTGATTCAAAAATGTCTCCATGTTCGAAGTGGCTTTTTATCTTGTCAAAAAACCAGTCTAATGTTTTAAATTCTTGCCTTTTCATTTTTGATTTTGCGGCAGCATAAACACTGCACATCGCAGCTTCATATCTGGCTTTTGCGCTTGAATTAGCATAAGCAGCCGGAGAAAGCCCAAAGAACCCGGCTATATCAGTATTTGATAAGCCGAGTTCTTTTTTGAGTTTGTTAATTGTCATCTTCGCTTTCTATTTCGGAAGCCCTGTAATATCCCCATGAATAAGAATACTCCCCGTTTTCGACTTCGCTCTCCCAATTTTCTGGAACTACTCTCAAAAATTGTGATTTCTGTATTGGTTGGCCATTGTAGAAATAATTGTACTGTTTCATTTTATTTTATTTTATTATTATGAAGTAAAGATAAGTGTTTACTTAATATTGTGCAAGCATTTTTTAATAAATTATTAAGTATTTACTTAATTTATTTACATTCTAAATAAGAAAACCAAAACCCTCCAGTTATGATTCACTTTCTTAAACTTTCCCCCTTAACCTCAATAAAGTTAAACATTTCAACCATTCTATCTTTGACTATCTGCTCTATTTTAAGTTTTTCCGGCCTGAAATTACTTGTAACGTGCGTTAAAATTCCGGTTTGAAATAACTCATACCTA